GAGGGGGGACCCCCTTGCCTTTTCAAAACATACCTCCCCGAGGACCACTAGCACGGTCCCAGCCGGTCCATGTGTGGGCCAAACTGAACAGGATTGATAGGGATATGACCCAAACGAAAGCGCCGCGTATGGGGGCTACTGAGCCTCGGCTTCATAGTCCATACCTCAAAGGGATTTCTCGAGGTAAAGAGATTGCAGAGCTCGCAGTATCTATAGGGGTACCACTACTGCCATGGCAAGAGTTTGTAATTAACGATATGTGTACAGTCGATGAGAATAATTTATTTATTCGCAAAACTAATTTGATCCTATGTAGCAGACAGCAAGGTAAAACGCACCTAGCGCGTATGGTCATGCTTGGGCATATGTTTTTATTCGACTCCCCTAACGTGTTGATTATGAGCTCTAATAGATCGATGGCCTTAGACACCTTTAGGCAGGTCTGCTCGGCTATAGAAAACAGCGATTGGATGAGCAAGCAAGTCAAACAGATCCGCTACGCCAATGGCACCGAGTCGATAGAACTTAAAAATGGTAATCGCTTGGATGTTGTAGCAGCTACAAGAGATGGATCCCGTGGACGTACTGCCTCGCTACTTTATATCGATGAGATCCGAGAGATTTCAGAGGATGGGTTTCGAGCTGCAACTCCAACTACCCGTGCAAAAATCAACAGCCAAACCTTACTTACATCTAACGCCGGCGATGCCTTTAGCACCGTGCTTAATGATCTACGCGAAAGAGCGCTTAGTTTTCCTCCTAAAACGTTTGGCTTTTACGAGTACTCAGCTCCCCAATTTGCCAAGATCACAGATCGAGATGCGTGGGCCATGTCTAACCCGGCGCTTGGCTATACGGTAACTGAGGAGGCACTCGAGGAGGCAGTAGCTACACAGCCGATTGAGACTACAAAGACAGAGCTGTTATGCCAATGGATTTCAAGTACTCAAAGCCCCTGGCCTCATATGGCCGTTGAGGATGCAGCTGATAAGGATCTAAAAATGTCAGTAGGCCCTCTTACAATTTTTGCATTTGATGTTTCACCGAGTAGGCGCGATGGTTCGTTATGTATGGGCCAGGTACTCGAGGATGGCCGGATTGGCGTAGCTGTTTTAGAGATATTTCATAGTGACGTTTCGATTGATGAAATGTTTGTAGCTAACGCGATTGCTAAGTGGGCCAAGGTTTACTATCCAAGACAGATCGCCTACGACAAGTACACTACGGCCTCGATTGCAAAGCGCCTCGAGTCCAATGGATTACAGGTAACTGACATATCGGGGCAAAAGGGTTATCAGGCATCCGGTGATCTCTATGAAGCCCTGGCTAATAAGCGCCTTGTACATAGTGGACAAGATGAGCTTGTATCTCACATGGCAAACTGCGCAGCTAAAGAAAGCGATGCATCTTGGCGCATCATCCGGCGCAAGTCTGCCGGGCCTGTAGATATTGCAATTAACCTAAGTTTTATCGTCCATATTCTTACTCAGCCGATGGGTGAGGCTAAAGTTTACAGTTAGAGACACGCCGAGAGTAATCGGATTTTGTGCTTGACATTTTGAAAAAATGTCTGCATGGGACTACTGCAAACTCTAGGTATTCGACCGGCTTCTAAGGTCGAGGCACAATACGCACCTGCCGTAATGAGTACTCAGTACGGGTACGGATCTTTTAATACAGGATCTACATACGGCTATAACTCAACGGGTATTGATAGAACTTTTGCATTACAGGTAGCAAGTGTTACAAGATGCCGTAATTTAATCGCCGGAGTTATTTCAGGTATTGATTTAGCACTCTACAAAAAATCTACGGGAGAAAAACTAGGCTCCCCTGTTTGGTTAGAGCAACCCGATATACGCCAACCTCGCAGCGTTACTATCTCTGCAACTGTTGATAGTTTAATATTTTACGGATGCGCCTATTGGCGTGTTACATCTTTGTACGCCGATGATGGGCGCCCAAGTGGATTTGAGTGGGTAGCTAATAACCGAGTTACATACACTACTAATAAGTTTGGTACAGAGATCGAGGATTACTTTGTCGATGGAATTAAAGTACCTATGGGCGGTATCGGATCTCTTGTAACTTTTCAAGGTTTAACTCCTGGCGTATTAGATACTGCAAGTACAACTATTAAAGCTGCCTACGATATACAAAAGGCTGCCGCTGTTAGCGCTGCTACTCCAATGGCTACAACAGTATTAAAAAATAACGGTGCAGATCTACCCGAAGCTCAAGTACAAGGTTTGTTAGCAAGCTGGAAGGCTAGCCGTGCCTCGCGTAGTACGGCATATTTGACTAGCACTCTCAGCGTAGAAAATATTGGCTTTTCTCCAAAAGATATGATGTACAACGAGGCTTCACAATATCTAGCAACAGAAATTGCTCGCGCTATGAACGTACCGGCTTATTACATTTCTGCCGATATGAATAACAGCATGACATATCAAAATATCTTAGATGGTCGTAAAGAGTTTATGGCTTATTCATTACAGCCTTACATATGCGCTATAGAGGATCGTTTATCTATGAACGATATTACAAACTCTGCTAATCAAGTGCGTTTTGCCGTAGATGATTCTTTCCTACGTGCAGATGCTCGTGAGCGTTTAGACCTTATTGAGAAAATGCTTAACTTAGATTTAATCGATGTAAATCAAGCTCGTGAGATGGAACAGCTCACACCGTTAGGAGATGCAAGTGCTATTAACGTTTAGTCAGGAAATACAGGCAGCCGATGTAGAGCGCCGGATCGTTTCGGGGCTCGTTGCACCATACGGCGAAATCGGACACACATCCGCTGGGCCAATTATGTTTGAGCGCGGAGCTATAGCTATACCGGATGCGTCAAAAATAAAATTACTATCGCAGCATCAACAGGATAAGCCCGTAGGTCGCGCCATTTCGTTTAGCGATTCAACCGAAGGCGTATATGGATCCTTTCGTTTATCGAGCAGCTCTCGAGGACAAGATGCGCTCGTATTAGCTCAGGAAAACCTAGTAAGCGGCTTATCCGTAGGGGTAGATGTGACTGCCTCTAAGCCGATGGGTGATTACCTGTTGGTTACGGCTGCTGTCCTCAAAGAGGTCAGCTTGGTCGAAAGCCCGGCTTTCCAAAATGCATCCGTCACTGATATTGCAGCGGCACGAGCCGAGCTCATCGCTGCGACTAGCACAAAAGAAAAAACTACAACGATCAATACGACAATCGTAGAGACCGAAACAGAAACCGAAAGCGAGGAAGCTGTGACTACAGCCCCAGAAAATACACCGGAGGAAACTCCGGTCGAAACACCGGTAGAGGCTGAGAAAGTCGAAGCCGCCCGTAAGATCATCCGTCCATCCGTTTTAGACTCACAAAGAGTACGTACACCAATCGTATCTATGGCAACATACACAGAGCATAAGATCAAAGCTGCACTAGGTAGCGATGAGTCAAAACTTTATGTAACTGCTGCAGATGATTTTGCTGGAAACCCTGCATTTAATCCAACACAGTACCTACAAGAGTTTGTAACTAATACACGTTTTGGAACCCCGGCCATCGATGCCTGCAGTCAGGGAGTTTTGCCCTCACAAGGTATGACCATAAATGTCCCCTCACTTGTGACCGCAGCTGGTGGAGGTACAGGCGTAGCACCTACTGTTACAGTAGAGGCAGAAAACGGCGCAGTATCGAATACTGATATGCAGAGCGCGTATTTAACTGGAACTGTCCAGAAGTACTCAGGTATGGGCACAATTAGTATTGAGCTCCTTGAGAGGTCAGATCCGAATTTTTATGCCGAGCTTACACAGCAGTTGCAGAACGCGTATTTAACTACTATTGATACAGCGGTAGTAAATGCTCTACTAACAGCTAGTACAGGCTCAACACCTACAACAGCTGATAGCGATGGAGTTATTGCCTTTACTTCACAAGCTGCAGCAGCAATCTACAAAAACACAGGTTATTTCGCGCAGAACTACGTAGGAAATGCCGCACAATGGCAATTACTAATGGGCGCAACCGATACCACGAAGCGACCAATTTATAACGCTATCCAACCTATGAACGCAGCCGGACAGGTAGGCCCTCAGTCTATTCGCGGTAACGTACTAGGCCTTGATCTATACGTAGACAAGAACTTCACAGAAACCACAGTAGACGACTCATCGGCGTTAATTTTGGCCCCTGAAGCGTTTACGGTTTACCGTAGCCCACAGGCTTATATGTCAGTAAACGTAGTATCAAATCTGCAGGTGCAGGTAGCGATTTACGGATTTATGGCAACGATCGCAAAAATGCCTAACGGTATCGTTCGTTACCTAAAGGCATAAGCAAAAAAACTAATAGTCGGTAGGGCTCTTAGCCCTTTGAGCCCTACCGGCCCTTTTTAAGTGAGGAGTAAAAGATGCCGGCTACATACGTAACCGAGGCCGAGTTACGCGCTAATCTCGGTATCGAAAATTTATACTCGTCGGATATCGTCGAGACCTGTTGCCAAGCTGCGCAGGATTTACTCAATCAGTTTTTATGGTTTGACTCAGCACCGGTCGTAGGTACCGCGTTACAAAATAACGTAGCTACCGTAATGATCGCTAACCCTGCAATATTTAGCACCGGGGACTCGATAACCTTGAGTGGGTGCGGCTCAACTTATAACGGGACTTATACAGTTACCGGCACTATCCCGTGGACGGCCGGCACTACTACACAATTTCCATCCATAGCATTTAATAATATGGCTTTTAATTGGCCAAACGGTTATAGCTTTATACAGTTTGCTAAGACCGCAGCTAACGCTAATTTTACGCGAGTACTCCCCTACGGCTCAGCTGTAGGTGCAGATACTAAAACTAATACATACGCGACTACGCCAAGTATTAGAGAGGCCGCCATGATCCTGGCAGTAGATATTTTTCAAGCTCGCCAAGTATCACAAACAGGCGGCGTATCAATCGATGGGTTTAGCCCAAGCCCCTACCGTATGGGTAACTCCATGATCGGCAAGATCCGAGGCCTTATCGCCGGATACACAAACCCGGGAACGATGGTCGGATAATGCCCGCTGCAATTACAACTCTGCGAGCAACTATCGCGGCAGCTCTTGATAACCCGAGCGCTTGGAATACTTACAGTTTCCCGCCGGCGACTATTACCGCCAACTCGGTTATTGTCGCACCGGCGGAAAATTACATTACTCCGAGCAATAACTCTTACGCAACTATTTCGCCTATAGCTAATTTTAAGATCATTATGACCGTGCCTATGTTTGATAATCAAGGTAACCTGCAAGGTATCGAAACTCTTGCCGTAGCTGTATTTAACAAACTAGCAGCTTCATCTATAAACCTAAATGTTGGCGCTATGAGCGCTCCGTCTGTACTAGAAGTACAAAGCGGATCGTTACTAACTGCCGATTTTTCTATATCCGTACTAACGAGCTGGAGTTAAAAATGTCTGACCTAACACCCGAGGATTTGGCTTTTCTTAAAAAGATAGGTCAGATCGAAACTGCAACACCTAAACCTATAGCCAAGAAAGACGAGGAATAAACCCGTGGCAATTTTTCTAAATAATAAAGTCGGCTTCAAAGTCGGCGCTGCACCTGTAGATTTTACTGATCACGTAACTAGCTTTACGCTAAATCAAGTAAGTGATCAACTAGAAGTTACAGCGATGGGCGATACAGCTCATAAGTTTGTTACTGGACTATCAGCTGACACGATCACAGTAAGCCTACTTAATGACACAGCCGCCGGATCAATCCTTGCAACGTTGCAAGCTGCTTACGGTACGACTGTTGCATTTAAGGCTATTCAGGATTATACAGCTGCAATATCAGCTACAAACGTTTTGTACAGCGGCACAATTTTGATCGACAATCTAACTCCACTTAACGGCGATGTCGCAAGTGAGGGCATGATGGATTTAACTTTTACCTGTAACTCAAAGACTGTTGTAGCTACATCAGGTACTTGGTAATAACTAACTAACAAAGGGGCAGATCATGGCACAACTGAAAATCGTAAGGCAAGATGGCAGCGAACTCGTAGGAGAAATTACTCCTGCGGTTGAATACGCGTTTGAACAGCACTACAAGCTGGGATTTCATCGTGCCTTTAGAGAGCAAGAAATGCAATCAATGGTCTATTGGTTGGCTTGGGAAATTACTAGACGTGCAGGAGAAGCTCCTAAACCTTTTGGCGAGGCCTTTGTAGAAAGTCTCAAGTCAGTCGAGGTTTTAGATTCTGACCCTTTAGCCTAAAGCGGGATCTCCCGTTTACTTACCTTATTGCGAGGTTGAGTATTCGGTTACAGATCCCGCCTCAGGCGCTATTAGAACTAGATCGAGAAATGCTAAACGCATTACTACAAGGATTAAAAGATGAGGCCGAGGAGGTAAAAAATGCCAACAGAAATAAAAGGCGCACTTGAGCTTCGTATTGCCCTGCGTAAGTTTACCCCGGATCTATCTAAGGAAACTCAGAAAGAAATGGCGGCAGCTCTAAAAACTGTCACTACTAAAGCTAAAGGTTTTTTACCCTCAGATGGGCAAGTACTTTCTAACTGGTCTAAGCCTGTCGCATCCGAAAATACTAACTACAGACCTTTCCCGCGCTACAACGCTTTTGTAGCTAGGCGAGGTATTGGATATAGAACTACTCCATCTAGGCCAAACCGATCAGGCTTTGTAGCTTTAGCAAGAATTGTAAATGCATCGGCGGCAGGTGCTATCTATGAAACCTCAGGCCGTAAAAACCCTAACGGTAGATCTCAGGCTTCAACACGAGAGGTAGTAATACCTACCTTTAGGAGGGACACCGGAGCCGGTGAGCATCGCTATATGACTTCAACTGGTAAGAATTACGGCAAAAGCCTTAACCCTAATGCCGGCGAGCAATTTATAGACAGCCTCAACGCATCCGGTGAGCTAGTAAACGCAAGGCCCGTAGGTTTAAGAGGTAGGCCAAGTCGCAAGCAAACAGGCCGCGTAATCTTTAGAGCTTGGGCTGAGGATAATGGCCGCGCTCTTACTGCCGTTATTAAAGCTATTGAAAACTCAGCTGTAAAATTTAATGCAGCTACTAAGAAGGCTAGCTAATGGCTAATGCAGAAGTAGGAATTAATGTTGCTACTACCTTTACCGGTGCTAAAGCATTTAAGCAAGCCGATACAGCTACTCAAAAACTTACTAACAATGTAAAGAAATTAGCAGGGGCCTTAGGTATCGCCTACGGCGCCCGGGCCGTGGTCGCATACAGCCGAGCATCGGTTAAGGCTTTTGCTCAGGATGAAGCGGCAGCCCTTAGACTCAACAAAGCCGTAGAAAATCTAGGTATCGGTTTTGCTAACCCTGCTATATCTCAGTACATCGCAGAGCTTGAGAAATCAGCTGCTATTGCCGATGACGTTTTAAGGCCATCGTTTCAAGCATTACTTACTACTACAGGATCACTCACACAGTCTCAGAAGTTACTCAATGATGCGATCACTATAAGTAGAGCCTCAGGAGTAGATCTTGCTACTGTCACATCCGATTTAGGTAAAGGATACGTAGGAATTACTAGGGGCTTAATAAAATATAATACCGGCCTTACACGAGCTGAATTAACTACTAAATCATTTAATGAGATCCTAGGGATTATCCTTAAGCGATCAGCCGGTGCAGCTGAGGATTACCTCACTACTACCTCTTACAAAATGGAGGTGCTAGGCATAGCTACAGGCAACGCCTCCGAGATTATAGGAGAAGGTCTAGTAGCAGCCTTGGCCCGGGTTGGTGGAGGTACTGAGGCGAGCGATGCAGCAACTGCTATTACAACTCTTGCTAAGGCATTTAACTTTGTAACCCTGGCAACAGGTACAACTATCGGCGGTATCACTAGCGTACTTAGAACTTTAAAAAATCTGCCTAAAAATATCTTTGAAGGTTTTGCAGGTAAGCAAGGCGGGATAAGCATAAGCCCTGTACCTAAATCCGATCCTGTAGTAACTCTTAGTGAGAAAAAACAACAGGAGATGCTGGCAAAACTAGAGGCGGCTTCAGTAAAGAGAAATAAAGAATTACTAGCACTTAAGAAAAAACAAGTATCAACAGACAAACTAGCCGTAGCAGAAAAAAAGAAACAAGAGGCGCTTGAAAAGGCAGCCTTGCTTTTAGCTCAGGGCCAAAAGTTATTCGATGAGGAAGGCATACAGCTAGCCGCTGCCGCTCAAGGCAAGCTCACCGATGAGGAGCGCACTCGCCTAGCGTTAAAGAAAGATATCTATGACCTAGAGGCAGCGATCAATGAAGGCAACATATCGGCCGCCGCTCGCTTGGCTAACAGTATGGTTGCTAATGCTCAAAAATTAGCCGCACTACGCGGTGACATGATCGGCCTTAACGATATTCAAAATCCTTTTACTTTGTGGCTAGAGACTCTAAGGCAGATGGCTATCGAGCTTTCCAAGTTAGCAAACATTAAGCCGGCCACCATAATTCCAATGCCAAGTTATACAACCGAGCCTTTATATAAATACAACACACTTAGCCAACAGCTTGTACCTGGCGATACAAACCGCTCAGAGATGGGGTACGGAGGTGGGCAGTTTGATTACAATATAACCCCATCAAGCCCACTTTACGGCTATAACTCAATGAGTCAGCAATCAATGGCGGCAAGCGCTGGCACCGTAGTAAACATTTCTGTAGCGGGATCGGTTACAACAGAGCGCGATCTAGTAGCTGCAATCACTCAAGGGCTTTACTCACAGCAAGCCTCCGGCACTCCTGTTTTGTATAGCACGGTGTACTAATGACACTACCTGCCACTCCTATAGTAAAGATAAACCTAACCGGTGGAGCATCTTTTAACCCGCCCTTTGTACTAGATACTTCACAGCTTGATTTTGGAGTACTGGCAGATCCCGGCACGGTTATTATTGATGTATCTAATCAAGTGCTAAAGATCGATACACGTAGAGCTCGTAACCTTTATCAGGATCGCTACCTTGCAGGTGAGGCAACAGTACGTATTCTCGATCTTAACGGTGACTGGAATCCACAAAACACAGCGAGCCCTTATTATCCTAATCTTGTACCGCTCCGCTCTATTGTTATCGAAGCCAATTACTCGGGTACTGTCTATCCAATCTTTAAGGGCTACATCTCTGAATACCTCTATACCTACCCGCGAGATCAAGAACTAGGATACGTGGATCTAATAATATCGGACGCCTTTAATTTAATATTTAACTCAAACGTAACTACTGTTATTGATGGTGTAGCTAATCAAGATACCGGCACTCGGGTAACTAAGATCCTCGACACGATTGGCTGGCCATCAAGTGCGCGCTCGATCATGATCGGTAACACTCTATGCCAGGCAGACCCAGGTACAACTCGTACGGCTCTTGCAGCTATTGAAACCGTTACCTTTACAGAACAGGGTGCCTTTTACTTTGACAAGTCAGGTAATGCAGTATTTAAGGATAGAGATTTTATCTATCAATCCCCTGCCGCTACTCCTACAGCGTTTTCTAATGCAACGGGATCTACGGATATTGACTATGCAGGTATTACTTTTGCCCTAGACGATAAAACTATTGTGAACTCAGCAACGGTAACTCGTACAGGCGGCACGGCTCAGACTGCCTCTAACGCTGACTCTATAGCCAAATTTTTCTTACATAGCATTACGGCTAACGATATGTTGATGCAAACAGATCAAGAGGCTTTAGATCTAGCATCCAATTTTGTAGCAAGCCGTAAAGATACAAGCGTAAGAATTGAAACGATTACCCTAGATCTTGTAACCCTTGGCTATGGCCCAGGTGTTCAAGCTGCCCTTGGCCTTGATTACTTTGATCCTATGCAGATTACTAACGTAAACGTAGCGGGTACCACCATTGTTAAAACCCTCCAATGCCAAGGCATAGCCCACAAGATCACGCCTAATAATTGGCAGACAGTTTTAACTACTCAAGAGAATATTTTAGACGGGTTCATATTGGACTCTACTTTGTTTGGAATTTTAGACACATCCGTATTGGCCTATTAGGAGAAAAAATGACATATCCATATATCGCAGGTGACGTACTGACAGCGGCAGACATGAACGCGCTGCCCTCGTACACAGCTAACGCACAAACAGGTACTACCTACACGGTGGTAACTAATGACCAATACAGCAAGCTGATAACTCAATCTAATGCCTCGGCTAGTCAGGTCAGAATACCTACAAACGCTACTACGCCTTTTCCTATCGGTACGGTTATTAACGTTATCAATATCGGAGTCGGTATCTGCACGATCAACGCGGTTACATCCGGTACTACTACGGTGCTCTCAGCCGGTGCAGTAGCGGCAGCTCCTACCCTTGCACAATACAAGGCCGCATCATGTATTAAAACGGGTACTGATACCTGGTATGTGATAGGTGGCGTTGCATAATGTTTGGAGTTTCTGTTGGAATTATGGATGGTGCTGGCGGTGCCGCTGCTGGCGACTATGAGTCTATTGCTTCCGCAAGTGGAACAGGATCAAGTGGCACTATCACTTTTTCATCTATTCCTAGCACTTACAAACATTTAGAAATTAGACAGATTAGCCGTGTATCTGTTGTTGCTTCTGATTGTAATTTAAGATTTAACTCAGATACGGGTTCTAATTATTCTTGGCATCGTTTAATGGGTAATGGTTCGGCAGCCTCGGCCGCCGCAGGAGTTTCGAATACTTACATAGAATTACCTGCTACATCGTATTCATCATTGTTGTCCAATGTTTATGGCACAAGTGTCACTTCAATTCTTGATTATGCAGATACAAACAAATTCAAAACTGTAAGAAGTCTTGGTGGTTTTGAGGATAACAGTTCAGGGTTAGTGTTATTTTGTAGCGGAAACTGGCGCTCTACTAGCGCTGTGACATCTATTAGTTTAATAACAGGTAGCGGATCTTGGACAACTGATACTCGTTTTGCGCTCTATGGAATTAAGGGGTAATCATGCCAGCCACATACGATCCAATAGCAACACAGACTCTAAGTAGTGCTGCTGCATCTGTTACCTTTAGCAGCATACCTGCAACTTATACAGATTTAGTTTTAGTATTTAATGGAACATCTTTAGCAGCATCATACCTATCTTTGCAATACAATTCAGATACAGGAAACAATTACTCAGTAACCCTTATGCGTGGAGATGGAACAACAGCCTCATCGACTCGTTACTCAAGCATCGATCAAATTTATGCCTCTATTACTAACACACTTCAGACAACAATTAGCAATGTTTTTTTTCAGATTCAAAATTACAGCAACAGCACAACATTTAAGACAAGTCTAAGCAGAGCGAATCAATCAACAAATGCAACAGAAGCAGGAGTAGGTTTATGGCGTAGCACTGCCGCTATTAACGCTATTAAAATACTATCTCCTAATGCCAATTTTGCAACTGGATCAGTATTTACTCTCTATGGAATTAAGGTGGCCTAACTATGCCTACAGGATACACACTTATAGCATCTGCAACAGCTGGATCAGGTGGGGTTTCAAGTTTTGATTTTACTTCTATTCCTAGTACTTACACAGATTTATTAGTAAAATTGTCAGGGCGCAGTAGCAGGTCAGCCATTTTTGATTCAGTAAAAGCAACTATAAATTCTAACACTAGCAGTTACACAAACCGTTATTTAGAAGGATCTGGGTCAAGTGTTGTAACAGGAACACTTTACACAACCAGTTTCTTTTTAGGTGAGTGCGTAGGTTCAACTGCAACATCAAGCACTTTTGGAAGTTTAGATTGGTACATACCTAACTACGCAGGATCTAATAACAAATCTGCTTCAACAGATGGAGTAAGCGAAAACAACGCTACAACCGCGTATGCGGCCTTGGTAGCTAATCTATGGTCGAATACAGCGGCAGTTACTTCATTGAGTTTATTTCCCGATGTTGGTAACTGGACTCAATACTCAACAGCTTATCTATACGGCATCAAAAACTCATAAGGAGAAACAATGACAAATCCAAAACGCATAGAAGTAAACTGCGAGACAGGCGAGACACTAGAGATAGAGCTCACCGATGCAGAAGTACTACAACTAGAGGCCGCTGCCGCTGCACACTTAGCAGATGAGGCAGAGCGCAAGCAAGAGGCAGCCGATAAGGCCGCAGCTCGTAAGGTAATTACTGATCGCCTGGGGCTAAGCGCCGATGAAGTAGCCCTACTACTGGGATGAGCCTTACAAGCTACAACGGCTATCCGGCATCTAAAGATCCGGATGAGATTAACATTAAGTCATACCCGGTAAAGGGTACGGATCGTAAGCTACGGTGCGCTGCAAGCGTAGGCCCACTACTAGCCGGGTTTGCCGCTGAGTTTCACGAGCTAATCGAGCCGATCGATGAGGGCACTTTCGATGACTGGGGCTACGCCTTTCGTATGGTGCGAGGCTCTACTGATCGCCTGTCATGCCACAGCTCGGGAACAGCTATAGATCTGAACGCTACAAAACATCCTCTTGGAAAGTTTGACACTTTCCCGGCCGAGAAAATACCTATGATCCGGGCCCTTGCTAAAAAGTACGGCCTCAAGTGGGGCGGGGACTTTAAGAGCAGACCCGATGATATGCATTTCGAGGTTGAAGTTAAACCGGCAAAAGCCAAGGAACTAATAACTAAGTTAGGACTATAACAATGAATAGAAAACAAATTAAAGCCGCTGCTAAATCATATGCTCGCGCATCAATCGCAGCTGTAGCAGCTCTTTATATGTCAGGTGTGACAGATCCAAAAACACTAGCTAATGCTTTTATCGCTGGCCTAATTGGCCCACTACTAAAGGCTGTACAGCCTAGCGAGAAGCAATACGGTATAGGCGCACGATGATCCAAGCTCTGATAGGGGTTATTGTGGGGACAATGCTCCTATCAGGGTGCGGCTATCAAGGTTGGGTACGTTATCCATGCCAGGAGTTTGAGAACTGGGAAAAGCCCGAGTGCCAGCCTCCACAATGCGAGCCCCTTGGACTATGTACAAAAGATCTATTTGAGGAGGGTTTAATCGATGGCACGGCGTAGGTTTACAGCTGAGGAATTACACGCCCGGCTCATCGTTACGATCGGCATAATCTTGGCTATCGTTTTTGCCGTCTCTGTAGTCTCCATGCTTTACGCCTTGCTCTTTATTACTCAGCCAATGAAGCAAGCGCCCAACGATGCAGCCTTTATAGATCTCGTATCAACGCTGACCGTGTTTCTCACCGGTACGCTGGCAGGAATCGTTAGCGCCAATGGATTAAAGACTAAACCTAAGGTAGAGCCTTTGACTAGCGACACGCCAATAGAGCCTACGCTTTGATTTCTGACAATTAGCCCTCATACTGATACTACAACGCTGAGAGGGCTACTCGGTTGGTAGCTTGATCGGCCTTAACAAAGGGCGAATAATGAATAGTTTAGACATCTTAATAGGCTTATTTGTATGTTCAATAGGCTTTCTTTTAGTAGTAGCCGGATACTCAATTGGCTTTAGGCAAGGCCATGGCGAGGGTTTTATACGAGGCCGGTCAATAGCAAGAGCTCTTAAAGACAAGGAGCTAATCTAATGAGTTTTCTAGACGGCTATGAATTAGCCAATGACACAATCATCCGCTTTAGAAAAGAATTTCCAAGCGGCCGGATTATCACTTCTATCCATGATGCAGAGTTATCCGAGGGTTGGGTATTAGTAAAGACAGAAATCTATAGAGAGTTTGAGGATCTCGTACCTAGCGCCGTTGATTTTGCTTATGGCAACGTGGCCACCTATCCGCAAAACATGAAAAAATGGTTTGTTGAGGATACGGTTACAAGTTGCATATCAAGAGCTATAAAGCTCCTATCCCCTAGCAGCTCTAGGCCCTCTCGTGAGGATATGGCCCGGGTTGAATATGAAGCTACTCCTAAGGCATCTGATCCGTGGGCCACTATGACAGTTACACAAACTGCCCATGACACCGGCACTACTGCATTAGCTACAGCTATAGATACAGTTAAAGGTGAACTAGAGGGTCAGAGTATCCCTCAAACTCCTGTATGTAAGCACGGCCGTATGGTATTTAAGTCAGGCGTATCAGCCAAGACTCAAAAAAAATATGAGGGCTATACCTGCCCTAGTGCCAATCGTGACGATCAATGTAAGCCGGTGTGGCTGTAATGGGCGAGCTAACATTTATTAAAGATGGATATGCCACTACTATTCACGATGACGGTACAACTACTACCACCGTGCTCGATCAATGCGATGAGTGTTTTAACTGGGAGCCACAAGCTGGGGGCTTATCTATCACCGATGTAGGACGTGCGGCAGTCATATGGATATGCGCCAAGTGCAGACACAAGTGATAGATCGCGTAATCCTTGATAGGTCTCAGGAGATTACGGCTCACCGTACCGCTTTAGAGCGGGCCGCTGTTATGAGCGATGATTGGTTTAGGCTCTACGGCCAAAAACTTAACTATCACGAGATGATCGCTCAACACGCAGAATCCGTAGGAGCTGAGATCGCTGTTGCTGAATACTTTGGCATTAGAGGTTTTATACCCTCGATCAATACGTTCAAGTCTGAGGCAGATGTAGATCTACCTAATGAGGCACGTGTAGAGGTTAAACACACCAAGTATGCCAATGGTCATTTAATCTTGCAGGAGTCTCAGCGCTCGCGCCCTAATGACGTATGCATACTCGTATTTGGCCGCTCCCCTGTCTATCAGCTACTCGGATGGATGCCGGCCCATATGGCTATGATGCCTAGATACAGGCACTCCCAACAGGCTAACTATTGGGTCAATCACCGAGATCTATTTGAGATGCGCTACCTAAGGAAGTCTAACTATGGCGATACACCGCTATAACTGCCGGATATGTAAGACGGTACAAGACCATAAAGAGCTAACCGAGTTTGATCTGTTGCCTCCCTATGTCATATGTGGTCAATGCCTGGGATGTGGCGTTGTAGGCATACAGATGGTGGAGCAGATAGATGCCTAAATACGAGTTTGAGTGTGTTAGCTGCAACGTGCGATATGAGCTAGAGCAACCTATTACAGAGAGCGGTGCTCCCCTATGTTGCGGCCTACATATGAGGCAGATCTATCACGCGCCCGGTATTTCGTTTAAGGGTACGGGATGGGGCCATCAATGACACGCCCAAGATCACGCACAATGTTAAATATATTTGACATGGGGGTGTATCGTGGACACTCACAGCACCGGGAGAATTTGACTCCCAATAGAGAGACTCACTCATACCCTCTAATAACTCGATGTAAATCGCATACTCGCTTGTTAATCGTGCTGTTAATGCTTCTACAACTGGCCACACCTATGCCCTCTTTCGGGAGCAATTACTCAGCTGATGCCTTACGTGTATATGCACACTCTCGTATAGTCATATGGTCTGAGTTTAAGTGCTTTGAGACAATCATCCATAAAGAGAGTAGATGGAACTACAAGGCACGTAATGGTTCACACTATGGTCTAGGTCAGATGCGATCTAAGTACTATCAATCAAGAGATCCATTTACTCAGATAGATTTAACTATTGCTTATACTCTTAAGCGTTACTCAACTATGTGTAAAGCTCTTGCGTTTCATAAAAGAAACAATTATTACTGATGGTTAGAGGTAGCTACGATCCTAGGCTTAGTAAAAAGTACAAAAAGCAACGCCTCATTGTGTTAGCTCGTGATGGTTATGTGTGTACATACTGTGGGCAGGATGCAGATACAGTCGATCACATCGTTAGCCTCAAGGGTGGAGGCGATCCAATAGCCCTGGATAATATGGTTGCATGTTGTAAGCGCTGCAATAGCTCTAAAGGATCACGCTCACAGGGAGTTTTTTTAGCACAACAGGCTACCCCCCTTGCCT